TACCAGCGCACTTTGAGCGATTATCAGCATAATGTAAACTCACAAATCACGCAGATTTCAAGCGGTATTGAGTTAAAAGTAACAGAGGCTATGAACAGCCTTGACGGCGCTGAACTGGTGAGCCGTATCAATCTAAGCCCAGCAGGTACACGCATAGACGGCAAATTATTGCATGTTACTGGCGACGCATTATTTGATAAGAACATCATTACCAAAGGCATGATACAGGCTGGTGCCGTTACTGCTGATAAAATGCAAATTGATAGCCTATCATCTATCACGGCTACAATCGGCACATTGCGAACTAAAACGAGTGGCGCAAGGGTTGAAATTAGCGATAATCTTATTGAAGTGTATGACGATGACAATCAATTGCGAGTGAGGTTAGGTGTATGGGAATAATTACATTTTTCAAGAAGTTATTTAAGCGATTATTTAAGCATGGGGGTGAAAATAACATGCCAGCGGGATTACAGGTATTTAATAAGAACGGCGTTCAAATTGTTAGCTTAACGGATAGACTTACAAAAGTATCTGGCGTTAAACGGTTTGACGTGATTAAGGAAAGCGGTAGCGCTACAGTCGAATTGAGTAAAGGTCAGCATATATGGTATTACTTAAATTCGTATGCAGGCGATAATGACGACCTTTTGTATGGATTCGGGCCTAATTACAATATTGTTGTTGAGGGTGGTAAAATCTCATGGAATTTAAAAGCACCTAATAACGTCAATAAACCTTGTAAAGTAGCATTAATCTATGGGGTGATGTAATATGAAACATTTTGAAAGTCATAATAATGACAGCATAGTAACAATTAACGATACGGATAGTTGCTTGTACTTAAAATATAAAATCAGCCTCAAGGATATGCCTATTAAACAATCGGTTAAGGTGGAACATAATGAATATTATGGATATAACGGCGACGGGATTATATACGGCGTTCAGCACACGCAAAACGGTGATATATACCACGCTAATTTAAACATTCCAATCTTGCAGCGACAATCTAACGAGCAATATGTATATGCTATGAGCACAAATTCGCCTATCAAGAATATCGAACTTGCAGAAACGAGAAATAAGAACCACCCTACTCGTGTTGGTAAATGGACGAATTACTTACAAATTGCTTTTAAAACGGATAGCCTTGAAAACGTACGCAAGATTGCTGACACCATGGAAATATATGTATTCTCTAACAAAATGCCTAAAACAGATAAGTACGGCATGGAAATATACGATAAGAATGGGAATGTTATATTTAACAGCAATTTATTAACAATGCGGTTAGCATTAGTCATTCATAAGGATTATCCTGCTACATTCCTATCTAAGGAAGAGTACGAAATCGGCAAGGTCAAATTTCAAGGCATTAAAAAAGCTGGATTGAGTTTTACATATCCGCTAGCAGCTATTGGTTCAGATAGTGGCTTTATGGCTCATAAAGTTAGCTGGGACGGCGACGGCGTTGATATTGTAACAACGTACGGCGGAAATGCTGGCGGAGTTATTAGACAAAACTCAATCACAACAACGCAAGTATTGATTTGCGAACTCGACGGAACTCAAAATATTCCAGCTATTGAAATAATGATGATCTAATAGCGAGGTATATATGAACTTTATAAGAAACGAGCCAGAGACATTACACATCGGCGCTGATTATCGTAGAGGTTACGAGGTCAGTGCTGATTTTGATTTAAGCAACTGCACGGCGGTTATGAAAGTGAGGAGCGTGCAGGGCAAGCTATTGGCCGAGGCTGAATGTGTGGTTCATGAGAATATTATTTACTGCACAATCACCGCCGAGGCAACTAAGAACATAGGCCGTAATTATAGGAGCGGTCAATATGATGTGTTCCTTATTCATGGGAACGATACTACTAAAATCGTAATGGGTGATATGAAATTCATTCATGATATTTCAGCACATTAGGGGGTGCAATAATTATGGAAGATACAAATAACTTTGAATATGTGAACGTTAAAGCAAGGGTTCCGAAAGTGATTGATATTACAGTTCCGGGAACGCAAGGCCTTAAAGGGGATAAAGGCGACCCATTCACCTATGCAGATTTCACCGCAGAACAATTAGAGGCTTTGAAAGGCCCTAAAGGTGATAAGGGTGAGGACGGACTAAGTGCGTTTAATATCGCTCAATTAAACGGATTTCAAGGTACATATGTTGAGTGGCTAAAATCGTTAAAAGGCAAGGACGGTGCAAGTGCTACGGCTGAAAAGGCAGCAGAATTTTTTAAACGAAAAAACATATATTTAGAAAATTCTGATATTGACACAATATTATCTACACTGCTTGAACGATTAGACGGCTTGATTCCAGCGGACGATTATGATCCATTAACCTACCTGCAACCGTTAAAAGGACAAACTACTTTAGCTGTACAAGGCCAACCTCATTTTAAAGTCAGCGTAAATGGCGGCGATAAGCATGTATTTGAAACAAAAGGCCTAGAGTTGCCTATTGCTGCATTCGGCGAAGATGATATTACATTGAAGTATTATGACTTAATCGATAGGGAAGTTAGTACAGTAATAGTATCGGGCGTTACTGATAATGATGGTACGCCGGACGATACTTATGAGCAAAACGGTGCTAAATATGCGCTATATGGCAAGCGTCTAATCGTGAACGTATCTAACTATAATGGAAGTGAATATAATCCGTTTGTGTTCATGGGAAAATGGACATTTGATAAAGTGGATACTATCACAATCAATACTAATAAGGCTAAAAGTTTACATCTCGGCACTATAGGTAATAACAGCATATTAAATTTAGGCAACAAACCTATATATGTTACTAACCCAGAACTTATCTTTTTGAAACCTAATACATCTTTAGTTGGTCAAGCAGTGAACATCGGTACGTTGCAACAGGGGGCTACTATGACGCACTTTAATAGTTCCGAATATAGTTGGTCAAGCAGTGAACATCGGTACGTTGCAACAGAGGGCGAATGGGGCCATCTATAATTAACCAAACCACAGGGGGAAACAATGCAAGCAATAACAGATTTTTTATGCGAGGCTTGGCGGACACTGACGGATTCGTTCGTACTAAAAGCCTTGCTTGCCGTCATCGCTGATGTGGCGATATATATGATTGGCTTAAAACATGTGCAGGTGCTAGGTATATTCATATTATTGGTATTCCTAGACCTCATCACAAAATGGGCGGCTATATCATATCAAATGCTTGTTGATATGGGGGCAAATGCTGACAATCTAACAGCATTAGACAAATATATAGCTATTCCAGCTGCATGGGGAAAAGGTATTATATCCTCAAAGCATATGAGAAAGCCATTTGTAACAAAAGTTTTAACATATTGCCTTGCCACTGGCGCCGCTTGGTGCTTTGACTACATGGCAGGTCAATACGCTTTCGCCGTCAATATCGTATGGCTATATCTCGGTTCAGTAGAACTATTGAGCATTCTCGAGAATATGCGAGACGGCGGAAATACTACCATATCTGGCTTGCTTGACGTGGTTCATGCAAGAGTAGATATGATACTCAAAAAATAATATAGTGTTGTTTGTGCCACGCTCACGATATATGGGCGTGGCTTTTATATTTGATAATTAGAAATAACGATAAAAACACTATGAAATTATCGTTAAAAGTAAAAACAGAGGTGCATATAATGAAAATTGGTACATATTTTGATGATTATGAATTCGCTTGTAAATGTGGCCGTCATGGATACGATAGCGACGGACACCCTATTCTCGACCATGTGATCGATAAAAGGCTTGTTGATGTATTAGACGCCATTCGTGAACGTATTGGGCAGCCAATCGAAGTGTTAAGCGGTTATCGTTGCCTAGAACATAATGCGGAAGTCGGTGGCGTTCCTAACTCTCAACATGTTGAGGGTACAGCGGCCGACATTACTTATGACGGCATTGACGTTGACTACCTCGCACAGGTGGCCGAGGAATGTGGTGCTGACGGCATTGGGCGATATTATAATCAAGATTTCGTTCATGTTGATGTACGAGGCTATGCAACGCGTTGGAATGATCTTGATTAAATAGGGGGCTAGATATGTATGAGAAATGTAAAATATACCTCAACGCGGTTAAATCTCAAATTACTATTAAGCGGTTTATTCTTGTTTGTGGTTGTATGTTGCTCCTCATTGGTGCATGCCAACTCATTGACGGCTACTTCACCGCAAGAGCCAACTATCAACGTGCCGTTGACAAGTTGGAACGAACTCAAAGGGAACTTGAAACAAGCAGACGCCTTAATCAAGAGCTCAAACTTGTCATTGAACGAGGCTCAGAACTTAACCGCCAAGCAAGCGATAGAATTGAACGAATTGAAGATTATCAACGAAGAACGGAGCAAGGAATTGGCCGAGCTCAAAACTATCAACAAGAAACAGGGCGAAGAGTTGGCGAAGGCGTCGCAAATAACAACCGAGCAAGCGAACTCATTGGAGAAAGCCTCCGTATCATTGAACGAGTTGAAAGCGGAAATAAAGAACAATAAACGAACAGAACAAAGGCTACGTCGCCAACGTGATACATGGGCGATTAGCAATGCTGCACTTTTCTTGGCTAGTGCTTTACGCAGATAACATGGAGGTGATCCCATTTCTCCTTACTGCATAAAGGTGGATATGCAGACGTTTTAAGTATTGACAACTTTTTGACAACCTACGTTACAAAAATATAGTGCAATATAGTAATATATAATATGTTAAAAAATAGATGTATTTTAACATATGTAGGTACTTCGTAAATTGTTTAAAATGGTGCTCCTTGCCACGCCATCTTGAGGGGGTGGTGAGCGTACGCTCGTGAGGGTTCAAGTCCCTCCAACCGCACCAAATATAAGGACCTACAGTTCACTGTAGGTCCTTCTTTTATATCTGTATGAGCAGAGTTTTATGGGAGAGATATGATTAAAAAAAGTGTTGCCTTATGTATGCTTTCGCTAGCATTGTCTTGTCAATCTAGTTTGGCTGCATCAGTAGAAAATCAAAGTCAGACGTCAAGTATTACAATCAAAAGTAATATAAAATCTGAAGATTCTTTAAAGTCAGAGTTTGTTGAAGTTATTCCTGGTGCTTTTAAAAGAGTCGGGACGGGCAATTCAAAAACACCAAGAAAGCTTTCAGCAGAAGAAATTGAGTTATTGAAAGCACAAAGTCAGAAACGAGCTAAACAACGATTATTAGAACTACAAAAGTCAGATATGAAGGTGGAGTATCAAATTTTTGATCTCCTTTATAATGATCGGGATGAAAAGGCACTCAAACAAATTACACGCTACAATACGTTAGAAACAAATAAGCAAGGCTATGGATATGGCAGTAGAGATAAACCATTACGTATCGTAAGTCCTTATATGAGAAAAAATGGACACGGGGAAATTAAATTAACGAACCCAGTTAATATTCCATCCTACAGAACGCGTGCAGATAAGAATAAAGCAAGTGATAAAGAATTTAAAGCCTTTCTAGAAAAGAATAAAGGGAAATCTTATGATCTGTATACGGCTAGAACTAAAGAGGAGATAAAAGAATCAATAGAGGCATTTTTTAAGCCCATAGAGTTAATTGAGTATCCTATTAATAATCCTAAGGATTATAAGCTAGTTGCTACGATTCCAGGGTTTCCTAAACAAATACCTAGCTTTGCAAAGAATATTCATCTGCATAGTAATCCTCCGTTCTTGCAAGGCGGTTCATATGTACAACTGGCTTTTGGTGGTACACCAGATCAATTGAAGCCTTACATTGATGAGGCACGGATTGATTCTAAAGTCGTCATTTCGAAATCTGATCTATCCAATGTATATGTAAAAAACTATGTTGATTCAAATATGGAGTATGCAGATACTTTGAAAACCTTAATGCCTACATCGATAGTTATTGTAGAAAATACAACAGTACCTATGGGCAAATATGTACAAAATCTAGTGGAAAATCCTATAGAGAAATCTGTTGATGAAATGTATGCATTACAGAATCAAGTGTTGGCTGAATTTAATAAGATTAAGATTGATGGTGAGGATAGCGAAGCTAAGTATAAACGTTATGTAGAAACGCGCAAGAGAGTAGAGGCTGAGCGAGATATATTAAAACCTAAACAGATGGATATGGTAGGTTTAGATAAGAAGGAATATCCTATTTATACAGAGTCGGAGAATCGAAAACTACAGAAACAATATTTACATAGATTCTCTTTTAATGAAGATTCGGTAGAAATACCTGATGATTATGTAATATATTTATTTGATTTTGGTGGTAATTGGAATCATCCATATGCGTTGGGCGCAGCGGTGAGCCCTGAGAAAAATTATATTATTTATTTCTGTCAGCGCGGTTAATTGTAGGTCTAATATTGTAATTAGCTGATTTAATCTCTTTATAAATGACAATTGTTAAACTAAAAATAAATTATTGACATAAATTATTTTAAAATATAAAATAATTGTAGACATACTGGCGTGTCAAAAGGGATTAGAGAGTTCAGCCAGATACAATATGATATAGTTCGAGAGATCTATATACAAATTAAGACATGTTACGAGAGAGACGAGAGAAGAGTAACATGTCTTTTTTGTATGCCTAAAATAGATGATAGCTCACTTTTTACTCATAAAAATATCTTCATTTTATATTTGATTGTTTGATAAATATACTTAAAAATAAATAAAATATTGACGTTAGAATTATAAACAAATATATTGATGGTGATATTCATTTTCGTAAATAGAGATAGAGAAAATAATTTAACAACTATAGTGTGAGAGCTTTAGGCGGGAACTTTCAAATGAATAATCAAATTAAATCCTTACAAGCAGAAAATAATGCATTAAAAGCTAAGGATGCTACACAAGACACTCAACTACAAGAACTTCGTGCAGAAATTGCTGCATTAAAAGCAAGCATGACAAAATAATATAGATGATATTGTAAATCTGTAGACAATTACCTCCTAATATATTACATTGAGTATATTAGGAGGTATTTTTATGGCTACTATTAATTTAAAATTATCTCAAGACGAATTAGCAGTCTTTACCGCCTTTGCAGCGTCGAAAAAAACGACAATAGAAGAATTGCTTAAGAAGACATTATTTGAAAAAATCGAAGATGAGTATGACGCAATGATTGCAAAAGAAGCATTGTTTGAATTTAAAGTGAATCCATATACATTAACGGTGAAGGAAATACAGGAAAAGTATAATTTATAA